GTATTAAATAATGGCCGCCAGCCGAGGTCGACGGAGCATTTGACGGGCTAATGGTTGCGGCGGTCATTATCCTAGGCTCGCTACTAATGCATCAATTTTAGCTTTGTATGCTTTTAAAGCATCAATGCCCATTGATCCAGGATCTTCTACGTATAATTTATAAACAGACATTAATCCCATCCACGCTAGCGGATCTTTAGTTGCTATACCGTCAACTTCGGCCAACGTTTTGATAGCATCAATGTCTGCGGCAATTGATTCTGCAGAGGTTGCTAGTCTTTCCAGATACTTAGAATAATCAATTGCAATGTTTCCACTCGCAATATCTCTAATTACAGTTACATCTGGATAGGTGCTATCACTATCTACAATTATTCTTTCAACCAATGCCATAATACGTTTCCTAAACTAGTATTTAAGCCAATGCAATCCCTGTTGTAGACTGGATAAACTGTTTAGCAAAACCTTCATCTGTTGGTTCAGCTACTGTTACCGTTGTCTTTAACAACTTAACTTCTTTGTCTGGATTTACTGTAAACAAATAAGGCATTAGACCCGGGCCCTGAGGTCCCATACCAATTACCTGTGGCTTGGATAATTTATAATATGTGTCTGTTTCTTCTACTAGCTTTGCAACTAGTTCTTCGCCTGATGTAAGTTTAAGTGTAATAACTTCGCCTACTGTTACGCCTTTGTCAATTAGCATTTTATACCTTTTCTAAAAATGTTTTAAGTTCTGTGAATCCGCCGATGAGTTGATCATCAACAAAAATTTGTGGAACTGTTCGTGCTGATGGAACTGATTCCAACAAGTCCTCTTTAGTAAACCCGTCTCCGATTTTCTTTTCTTCGAACTGGATACCTTTTTGTTTCAATAATGCCTTTGCTTGATCGCAATATGGGCAATGGTACTTAGACCAAATAATAGCTTTCATTTTCCTTCCTTAGATTGCTGGTAATTCGTCGTAGTCTAACTTTTCACTCATTACGCCAATGACGTAGTTAGTGCTTTCGTTTTCCTGTAACGCTGTTTGCTTTTTGCTAGTGTCTGTGTGTTTGTTAAACCACGGTATAGGAGTCGACTTTGGTGCCGATGCTAGGTACTTAATCCCAATGTCGTGCAATGCACCCCGTGCTGTAAAGTCTACAAAATCTTTTAGAATGTTGGCATTAAGACCAATAACTGGTCCTTTGTTAAACAAGTAGTCCGCCCAGGATTTTTCTTCACGAATAACATCCATGTACAATGCGTAGACTTCGGCTTCACAATCAATCTTAGCTTGTGCAAAGCGTGGATCTTCTTTAACAACCTGGTTGATAATATAAGCAGTCCAACCTTTGTGAAGTAGTTCGTCTTGTAGAATCAAACTGATAATGTTACCATTGCCTATAAAGATCTTGTTCTCAACCATTGCTAGTGATGTAGCAAATGATACCATAAAGCGGAATGCTTCTAGAGCATAACTTGCGTGTAGAGCCATCCAGATTGCTCGGATATGGTCCATTTCTGGAATAACTTCACCTATTTCTTTGCGGCAGTTAATAACGTGCAACTTGTCATAGTAGTCGCCTACACTACTTGCCATTCCGACAATCTCTTGAGTGTCGTGTATAGTATTGAATACATCCTTGGGCACGTTGTAGATGTTACGGATGATATGGCTATAACTCTTACTATGAATGTTTGTTTCAAAGAAGCTCCAATTGTACATTAGAGATTCTAATTCTGGCAAACTAATGCAAGGTGTAAAGACCTGTGCTGGCCCACGACCTTGCAAACTATCAAGTGCTGTTTGACGTAATAGGTTGCTAGTGAAGATATGTTTTACAGCATCGCTGGCTTCTTTGAAGTCTCCGCTATCTTTAGTAAGACTAACTTCTTCCGGACGCCAAAAGAATCCCTGCGCTGTTGAGTCAAAGTCTGCTATCTTCTTGTATTTTACTTCTTCAAAGCGTTGGATGGTAACTGGACCTGCTGGGTCCAAAAACATCTTCCTTTGCAGATAATTTGTCTGCGTTGTTAAGTTATACTGTTGTTTTGACATTTAATTTACCTGTAATTTTACTGTAACGAACTTGAATTGTTCTCTTGCCTAGTTTAAAGATAAACCCGGCACTACCATTGTCATTTAGAGGATAGAAGTTAAATCCTGTACGAACAACTTCACCTTCGCTTCTTAATTGTATCATAACTTACAAGCCTCGCAATCGTCTTCTAAATCTTCATAATGATTGCCGTTCATTACTAACGGACTTGTACCGGGCGCTGCCTCAGCAGCCATCTTGCTACCTTGCTTGTTAATCAAGCTGTAGTAGAATGTTTTCAAGCCCCACATATGTGCTTGCATTAAGTTCTTGGCAATCAATGTAGTTGGAACTTTACGATCTGGGAAGTGTGCTGGATTATAAAATGTGTTTGTGCTAATTGATTGATCTGTATAAGCAGCAATGACCGCGGCTGTTTTAATATATCCTTCACAGTCTTTCTGTTCCCACATTAGTTGATAGTTCTTTCGAACTTTAGTATTATGATACTCTGGTACAACCTGTACAAACGATCCTGCTTTAGATTCTTTAACACTAATCAAGCTCATCGGCATTTCAATACCGTTAGTTGATTCAATAACAACTGAGCTAGACTCTACAGGAGCAACAGCACCGTTGGTAGCATTACGAACACCATACTGAATCATATCAGCACGTAGTGGTTCCCAATCTAGTTCTGGTTTAAAGTCTGTAAGATCGTTAACACCTTTAGCACGGAGTTCCCAAGGAAATACACCCTGTCCGTAACGTGTTTTATCTGAACCTAGACACTTGCCACGTTCCTTAGCCAACTCAACTGACATCTCAGTTAAGTAGAAGCTTTGGTGTTCTTGCCAAGTCTTAACTTCAGCAAGTGCATCCTTCTCGCCGTACTTGAGACCGCGCTTGGCATGCCAGTAGGCTAAGTTAGTAATGCCAATACCTAGTGGACGAATTTCATCGTTGCTTAATTTAGATTGGATAGAGAGAAAATCTTGATAATCCAAAATGTTGTTGAGACTACGGTGAAGTATACGGCAAGCACGGCGCATATCTTCAGGGTTACGGAACGCACCCCAGTTAATCGATCCCAAAGTACATAAAGCAATGCGACCATCAGCATCATCGAGACGCTTAAAAGGCTTAGTAGGTAATAGAATTTCACAGCACAAGTTACTCTGGTAAATGGTATGGTACTCTGGGTCGAACGGACCCTGGTTCATCACGTTATCGATGAACACTAGATAGATACGCCCTGTATCAGTGCGCTCTTTCAAAATGCCCGACTTGAATACTTCTTCAGCGGACATTGTCTTTGTTCGCAGGTCTTTGCGTTTTTCGTATTTTACGTAGAGTTCTTCAAACAGGGCGGTGTCTTTGTAGAACGCTTCGTACAAGTCAGGCACTTCATTTGGGTCGAAAAAGGTGATGTCTTCCTTGTTTTTAAATCGTCTCCAGAAGAAAGCGGACAGGACAACCCCGTAGTCCATGTGTCTAACACGAGTTTCTTCAGTACCCTGGTTATTTTTAAGAACAATAAGATCATCAAACTGATGATGCCAAATTGGATAGAATACTGTAGCACTAGCATTACGAATACCTCCCTGAGAACAACTACGTAAATCACCGAACCATTTCTTTAGAAACGGAATCATTCCTGTATGTTGAATTTCGCCACCGCGAATGGGAGCACCTAATGAACGTAGTCTTCCGATCTCCAAGCCGATGCCAGCACGTTTGCTAGCATACTTGGCCATCATTTCACCAGAAGCGAATATGCTATCCAGATCATCGTCGGACCTAATAAGAACACAACTACTAAACTGTTTAGTAGGAGTACCAAGGCCAGCAAGAACTGGAGTGGCAAGGGTAAAGAGTCCATCACTTGCCGCGTTATAGTATTCTTTGATGAATCGCATTCTCGCTGCATTCGGCTCTTCTTTGTGAAATACAGTAGCGGCCGCAACCATGTATCTAATCTGTGGAGTTTCATAAGTTTGCTTTGTTGAACGATTCTTAACTAGGTATTTTTCAATTAGCTGCTCGATAGCGGCATACCCATATTCTTCATCTTTCTCGTGATCGAGCATGTCGTCCATTTTGTCCCATTCTTCCTTGGTATACCATTCTAGAAGTTCAGGGGTGTATAGTCCAATGGCAACATTCTTTACAACAATGCTATATAAACTTGGAACTTGATAGTCGCCGTAGACATCTTTACGTAGCATCGATAGGCGTTGTTTACCGGCTACATATTGATAGTTTGTGTGTCCAATATCAGGATTTGATTCTACGTCAATAAGGTCGACTATTGCACGTAAAGTAATTTCGTCTACTTCTTTAGTTTTGATTCCATCATAAAAGTGTGGTTGACTTTTAATCTCAATCATACTTTGACTTACATCTGCAATGCCGCTACACACTTTAGCAATCTGTGCCTGCCACTTTTCAACAGCTAGTGGCTCTCTACTTCCATTTCTTTTGATAACTGTAATCATCTACGCCTCGATTTTATTCTTTTGGTCTGATATTTATAACGGATCAATCTTTGTCCATATCAGCCTGGTTTCTACATCTTGTAGAGATTCAATACCAACAACGCTTCTATATTCCAAATTTAATACACTCTTATTATCAATAATTAAGCAGTAAATAGGATCTTTGTGTTGAGGTAATTGAGTTGTATATATCTCACACTTCGAACCAATAAACCGCTGTGTTAATTTAATAGTATACAGCATGCCCAGTGTTATTGCAAGATCGTCGAGGTGGAGATCGAGTACCAAATGCCAGGGATCTGGCCATTCGGAGGGAGTTTCTGGATTAAGGTATGGACTAACAAAGGGAGCGTGGCTCCAAAGCATAGCAACATCTTCTAAGGGAGTACTGCTAGTCTCTAGACTATCTCTAAATTCCTTCCAGGCTGTTAGTCGTTGTGTGCCGTACTGATCAAACACCGTAGGCTACATCAAAAGAGATTGAGCCGGTAGATCCTGTTGCAAGAGGGTTTTTATACATTAGTACCACAGTTTCATTTCCGACAGTAGCATCGTTGTTTCTTAGTTCTGCTGTGAATTCAAAGTTTGTCATTAAGGCTCCTCCTGAGTCTGTGGTTAAAGATGGTGAGTATTGATATTGGTCAGTGATTGCAACGACACTTCTATTGTCGTCAATGGTTAACCATAACTGTCCTACTCGTGAATGTGTTGATAATGTTAAGAAATAGTTAACGACCATGTATTTGTTAAATGCTGAAAATACAGCCAAAGGTCTAAAACTATCCGATAAGAATATACTTGAATGATTTCTGTCTACAAAGGAAACCTGATCGCCGTTATATACTTCGGCAATTGCTGTCTTTGAATCAACACTAGTAATTGCTGCGGCTTGCGCACGGTCACTAGTACAATTTAGCATACAGTTACCTGTCTTTTCTCCAAAATATACAACTACTGTAGTAGGTGTTTCCGAAGTGTTAGTACCGTTACCGCAGTTCTTAAATCTACTGCGCTGAATTAATGTTCCCTGACCGTTAGTAGATCTAAATGCCTGAGAAGCAATTTCTTCAAAGTAGCAATCATTAATCTGCCATTGATTCAATTGACCAGCAACACCTTCTATATAGATTCCTAAATGGTTTATAAAGAACTTTGTATTGATAATGCGAATAGCTGTATCAAACGATGATAGCTGGGTCGCCTTTAAAGCAACGCTGTGTCCTTCAAAGTAGCAGCTATTAAACTCAATGTCTGTAACCTTTGTACTTTCAATAGTATTGGTCCAGGACACTCCGGCGGTTTCGGTTGCGATGTTGCTAACTGTATCCCCTAGTTGATAAGTGCCGATGAATCTAACTTTCGAGAACATAGAACTGATAGCACCAGTTAAATTAGTTTGGCCAGTTGTACGTTGAATTGTAATGTTTGAAATTGTAATATTCTCAGGTCTATCTGTGCTAGTAAATCCAGACTCAGTTCCTACAGAAGTGATCAATTTAATATCGTTTGCACCAATGTTTAGAACCGCGCCGTTATTAGTTTCGCCCTGCATAATAACATTACTAGGGACTCGTAGATCACTTGAGAATAGGTATGTACCATTAGGGACTAGCAATACCTTTTTAAATTTGTCGTCAGTGTTTCTGAATAGTTGTGTAAATGCCGTTTCAAACGCACTAACACAATCTAAAGAACCTGTATTGTCAGCACCGAAGTCTAATACACTTACATATTCATCTAGCTTACCTTGTAAGCCTCGCTGTACAGTACCTGTTATACTAGGATCATTGCCTGCAAACTCGTAACTAGATACTAACGACAAAATATCAGTATGTTCCGTTAGAATCTGTGTGTTGCCCACATAAGGCGCACCTTCTAGAACACTACCGTTACCGATATATAGTTCTTGGGTATCAACAGCCCAAGCAAACTCTGCTGAACTTAGTTGTGGAATACCACTGTTTGAATTTTTTTGTCCTCTTCGGACTTGGATTTTAGAGATCTGTACGACAGCCATTATGATTTTCCCGTTATAGGGTATTTATCTTCCCAGCTGATAGTACTCCTCTACCTTAGCAAGCCAAGCGTCTTGCCATTTGTTGAAATCAGCTGGTTCTAGCGTAAATTGCTGGTATTGGAAGTCTCTACTGCACATAAAGATTACACCCTTACGGATATTAGTACCGTATACTTCATTATGTGCTAATATATAGGCCATTAGCTGTAGGTAGTAATCTTCTACCCACTCTGCTTTCTTTGGCTTATTTGTTTGCTTGTAATCCATTACAGCTGGTTCGCCTTCGTGTACGCCTACTAGGTCAGTTGTACCCGAGAACAAGCCCGGAAAGTATAAGCTCTGTTCCATTGCCCAGATTTCATTTACCTTGCTTAGACCGTTATCGATGATAACATCGGCCATTTTGTGTGCTTGTACCTGAACAGGATGCTGTCCAGGAAGGCGGTCTAATCCTGCACAAAACCGTTCTAGATTGCCGTGCATTGCAGTACCTATGCCTGCGGCTTCAGTTGTAATTTGTTGTGCTTTAGCGTGGCCAACTCTATTTTTCCACTCATTCAAATGAGTCATGTCTTTCGTAGCCGAAAGAATAGTCGTAACACTAGGAAGACTTTCGCCGTCCGGAGTAAGATATACTCGCTTGCGTGTTACTGGATCATTTACCTGTTTACAGGCTTTGTATTGGTGTCTTTCGACGAATGGTGGTGGTGTTAAAATAGTTGTTGTCATCCTGTATATATTACAGGAAAAGTATTACTATGTCAAGCCTGGACGCCCTTAGAATATTGATCTAATTGTCCACCTACTGCGCCGCTGGCGATCTTATCGATCTTCTCAGCAGGAGTTTCACCGTCTTGCGGTGTTTGTTGATCTTTAGGGCCACCTGGCACATTTAGCTCGATACCCTGAGCATTGAAGTTTGATACTAGTTTCTGGATAATTGGGTTGCTATCATAGATAGCTTTAAATGTCTCGTAGTCAGCAGTGATCTCAGAGCCACTGGCTTTTAGAACACCGTTAAGTCCAGCCCAATTTAATTCAGCAGCGGCTTTCTTACTCGCAGCTCTACCAACATAGTTGCGTAAGATAACGATTAGTTTATCTGTAGTATCATTGCCGTTGCCAAATTCAAAGAATCTCATTTTATTGCTGCCAATTGTTTTTGTAAATCTACTAACTGCGCTTGCGTTTGCTTGATCTGATCTTGCAACTGCTTACGTTGATTAGCTTTATCCAGTGCTTGTTGTGCCATCATTTTAGCTTGTGCAGCTGGATCGTTGGCAACTTGTTGACCTGGGGCTAAGGTAGTAGCACCCGGCGCTGGTGCAGCCGCTGGCGCTACTGTTGGACCCAATTCGCCCAATCTTAAATCTGATTCTCTTAGATCAGAAAGTCTCATTAGCCTGCCAACACTTTTAATAGTTTATTGCTAAAGTCAATGCTTTCGCGCTTTTCACGTCCTGCTGTCT